AAGCCTTCCTGATCAAGATCGGGCAGGTAGCACCATCAACACCTAAGCCAGTAACTACTAAGAAAGACGAGGAATAATCTCATGGCTGTATTTCTAAACAACAAGGTCGGCGTGAAGATTAACACAGTCGATCTTTCAGACCACGTTACCGCAGTAACACTTAACCGCACTTTCGACGAGCTCGAAGTGACAGCGATGGGCGATGGCGGACACAAGTTCGTTAAAGGCCTTGAAGCATCATCAGTCACAATCGACTTCCTAAACGACACAGCAACAGCCAACGTCCTACAGACTTTGCAAGCTGCGTGGGGAACTAACGTCACAGTAGTGCTACTCCAGGAAAAGGGAACTGCAGTCTCTGCAACTAACCCTCTCTACACAATGACCTGCTTGATCAACTCAACAACAGACATCAACGGCAGCGTTGCTGATCTTGCAGTCCAGAGCCTGACATTCAACGTATCAGGTACTACAGTAGTAGCCACAACAGGCACATTCTAAGAAACTAAACAAAGGGGCACAGCATGGCAAAGTTAATAGTTACGATGGCAGACAACACAGTTACCGAGATCGAGATCACTCCTCGATTAGAGTATGCGTTCGAGCTATATGCTAAAAAGGGATTTCACAAAGCGTTTCGCGATGATGAAAAGCAATCAGATGTCTATTGGCTTGCATGGGAAGGCCTTCGACTAAGTGGAGTCACAGTCAAGCCATTCGGCGCAGACTTTCTCGAAACTCTCAAGAGTGTTGAGGTTGCAGAGTCTGACCCTTTGGCCTAGGCAGGGATAGCATCCACTATCTCATCGCTCGATTGAGCATTGAGACGGCTATCCCTCCACAATCTTTAATCGATTTAGATTCATCGATGCTTCAGATGCTACTTAAAGCGCTGAAGGACAGAGCAAAGGAGCAGGCAGATGCCTACAGAGCTAAAAGGCGCTAGTGCGCTTCGCAAGGCTCTTAAGCAATTCTCGCCTGACCTTGACAAAGAGACTCGTGATGAGATGGTCGGATTCCTTAAGCCAGTAGTAAAAAAGGCTAGAGGTTTTCTTCCATCTAACTCAGAGGCTCCATCTGGATTCGTAAAGCATGAAGTAAAGACCGCCAAGTTCCCGATGTACGATGCCGCTGAGGCACGTCGAGGCATTGGATACAAGCTCACACCTACCAAGCCTAATCGCCAGGGATGGGTGCAGTCCGTATCGATCCATAACAAGACGGCAGCAGGCGCAATCGTTGAAACTGCTGGTCGCAAGTCTGGAATGACAGGCAACTTCTCACCAAGATTTCAAGGTTCATTTGCTGGCCGTAACAAGATGCAAGGTCGTGCAATGTTTAAGGCTTACGACCAAGATCAAGGCAAGGCCAAGCTCGGAGTTATCCGCGCCCTAGAGAAGGCCGCCGCTAAGTTCAATGCGAAAGGCAATAACAATGGCTGAGTTACGGATTCCGATTGTCGTCGAAAATAAGGGTAAGAAAGCACTCGGCGACACGAGCAAAAGCGTTAGCGCCCTTGATAAGGGAGTAAAGCGATTAGGCAAGAGTCTCCTTGCAGTTTTCGGAGCGCAGCAGCTTCTAAAGTTCGCTAAGAACGCATCAAAGGCATTTATCGAAGATGAGAAGGCGGCCAATCGCCTTGCCCTAGCCGTTAAGAATCTTGGACTAGAGTTCGAGACTCCACGCATCGAGCGTTATATTTCTGATCTTTCAAGGATGTCTGGCGTTACCGATGATCAATTACGTCCAGCGATGCAGCGTTTATTGCAGACTACTGGCTCGGTTACTAAGGCTCAAGAGTTACTTACTCAGGCAACCGACATCGCCGCCGGGTCTGGCGTCGATTATGAAACAGTTGTCAATGACTTAAGCATGGCCTACGTTGGTCAGACTCGTGGACTTCGCAAGTATTCACTAGGACTTTCTCAAGCCGAACTCAAGACCATGAAGTTCGCAGATGTTCAAGAACGACTTAATAAACAATTCTCTGGCGCTAGTGCAGAATTTTTGACTACTTATGCTGGCAAGTTACAGCTCATTACAACTGCTGCAGGCGAGGCAAGCGAGACAATCGGTAAGTCATTGGTCGAGTCCCTCGTTTCAGTATTCGCGGCAGGCGACACAACACAATTCGTAAACCAGATCGATACCCTTGCAACTAAGATTGCAGATACAGTCTCAGCAGTAGTATTTGGATTCCAGAAGTTATACGTTCTCACCAGCGATCGCGCCATCCTTGCTAGCTTTAACCCGTTCGACGATTATGAGAAGAATGCCCTAGCGGCCATCGAGGCAGCGGAGAAGGCAGCCAAGTTTAGACGTAACATGCCATCAAGCGGCTACCTGGGTTCTCAACCTATGGGTATCTACGAAACATCTGCACAGATTGCAGCTCGTAAGAATGCAGAAGCGGCAGCCGCCAAGCGCGCCCGTGAGTTAGCAGCACTTCAGAAGAAGACTCTGGATACACAGAAGAAGTCCCTAGCCTTACAGAAGGCGTCAAAGACTCTTAACCTTGAAGCCATTGGTATTGAAGCAGCACTTAAGGGCAAGTTAAGTGAAACTGATCGTCTATCTCTAAACTTGCAAAAGGCTTTACTTGACGGCAATGCAACCCTAGCCACAAGCATCTCAGATCAACTCGATGCCGCTATCAGGCGCAATAACGAACTGCGCCTTTCCTTACTTGCTACTCCTAAAGCACCTAACCCTTTCTCAGAATGGTCAGTTCCTAAACTAGATTTCGGTGGGAACATGCTGGGCACACCAGTACCAAATTTCGTACCACCTGCCTATGCAATGCCACCAACCTTCGGGCAACAAGGTGGCTTGCCTGCTGGCGTCGTCGCAGGGGTTAATCCAGCCCCTCCAATCAATATAAAAGTTGAGGTTGCTGGAGAAGCTGTAGCGGCGGTAATCACGCAGACTCAGACTAACCAATCTCTTTCAGGATCATTCGTTGGCACTAATCGCACCGCAAGATTCGGAACTAGGGTAGACGAAGGATGACCCTTCCAGCCACGATCTCGGTCTCATTTGACTTTAGCCAAGGTGCTACATTCGGGTATCCGTTTACTATTGGCGACGCAAAGTATGGCGTTATTGGCGTAAGTACATTTGCAGGATCAGAAGTTCCAGAACCCGTCATCGATCTGAGCGATGTCACTCGACAGATTACGATTAGACGTGGACGCAATATCATGCGCGACACCTACGAGGCTGGCAACTGCACAGTTCGAGTCTTAGATCCGAATTCTTATTTCAACCCACAGAATGCTTCTAGCCCTTACTTCGGCTACCTCACTCCTCTACGCAAGATCCGTGTAGCTGCTACTACTGCAACGACTCAGCACTTCTTATTCTCAGGTTATGTCCAAGACTATCGATACACCTATCCTCAAGGGCAGGAAATCGGATACGTCGATATTGTCTGCTCTGATGCATTCCGTTTATTCGCTATGGCTAACGTTTCTACAGTTACCGATGCAACTGCTGGCCAGACGACCGGCACTCGCATCGATAAGATTCTTGATCAAGTGGACTTTCCTGCTAGCATGCGGATCATCGATACAGGATCTACTACCTGTCAGGTTGATCCAGGCACTACACGCTCTAGCCTTTCAGCCTTACAGGTGGCAGAGTTTACAGAGCAGGGCGCATTCTTTATTCGTACGGATGGCACAGCAGAGTTTAAGGATCGATCAGATGTCGTCGGATCTTTAGGCGCTACGCCCATCCAGTTTAATCAGACTACAGGCATCCCTTATTCAGACCTTAAGTTTGCCTTTGATGACAAGCTCATCATCAACAGCGCAACCATGATCAGAGTGGGCGGCACAACTGTCTCATCTTTCGATGCTGACTCGATCGCCAAATACTTCCCTCATGGCATGAACGTCGATAACCTAATAGCACAGACCGATGCGCAGGTGCAGGACATTGCAGACATCTACGTTGCAACCCGTAAAGAGACAACCATCCGAATTGATGCCATGACTGTGGATCTACTCGATCCTAATGTACCGACCGACACGATGATCGGCCTAGATTATTTTGATAATGTCGAGATCACCAATGTCCAGCCAGATTCTTCGACAATCGTTAAGACCTTGCAGGTGCAAGGCTTGGGCTGGGATATAACCCCTAACAGTATGAAATGCACAGTTACAACACTTGAGCCTATAGTTGAGGGATTCATCATCGGATCATCGACTTACGGTATAATCGGACAATCCATAATGGGATACTAGGAGAAAATCATGGCAGAAGGCTTTCCAGCGACAACAGGCGACATCTTTACGGCCGCAGACTATAACGGCCTAGTAGCCTTCACAGTCGGCGCAGCTAATACCAACGACTACACGGCCACGATCTCTGACGCCTATCAGGTTTTAGAGCTGATGAACAAGTCCACTGCTATTGCCTTCAACATTCCAACCAACGCATCAGTAGCATTCCCAATCGGTACAGTCATCACAGTTCTTAACATTGGCGCTGGTACTTGCACAATTAAGGCCGTTACATCTGGCACAACTACAGTCCTATCTTCTGGAGCAACAGCGGCGCAACCTACCCTCGCTCAATATAGAAGCGCCGCCTGCATCAAGACTGGAACAGATACTTGGTACGTCGTAGGGGCTATTGGGTAATGCTTAACAATGTTGCAGGAATCCATGGAACGATAGTTACTACCTTTAGCGCTGATTTTCTAGTCATTGCAGGCGGTGGTGGTGGTGGTGGTGCATCAAATAATGGTCGAATCGGTGGCGGCGGCGGTGGCGGTGGCTATCGATCTTTTACATCACAGATATTGAATAAATCAACGAGTTACACAATCACAGTCGGCGGCGGTGGAGCTGGTGGAGCTGGCAGTGCTGCGGGCGTTGCAGGTTCGACAAGTGGAGCAACGGGATCAAATTCGGTTTTTAATACAATCACATCAGCTGGCGGCGGATTCGGTTCATTTACTAATTCTGTTGTAACGGAAGTCGGCGGCGGTAATGGCGGTTCTGGTGGTGGCGCTGGATTTAATGATGATGGAGTTGGTGCAGGTGCGGGTGGTTCAGGAAATACACCATCGACTTCACCTGTGCAGGGGTACAACGGGTCAGCAAGCCTTTCAGGTGGTTCAGGCGGCGGTGGCGGTGGAGCAGGTGGAGCCACTACAACGGCAACTGCAGGCGTCGGAGCATCAAATTCAATTTCAGGCTCATCAATTACTTATGCAGCAGGCGGTGCCGGTAGCGGCGTAGCAGGTGCAGGAAACGTTCCAGCAGCGCGCACAGCAAATCTTGGCGAAGGCGGACACGGCGGTTGGAATGTTGGCGGTGGGGCAGGTGGTTCAGGAGTGGTTATCTTAAAATATCCAGATTCCTTGACAGCAACTTTTAGCGGTGGAGTAACACAATCAACACCTGCACCTTCTGGTGGATTCAAGATTTCTACAATTACCGCAGCAGGTCTAGCAGATACTGTGAGTTTTGCATAATGGCACACTACGCATATATTGATAAAGAAACCAACATTGTTGTCGCAGTCACAGTGGGCAAGGATGAAACTGAGCTCATTGACGGTTTAGACACAGAAACTTACTACGCGCTAAATACTCCATACACAGTAAAGCGCACCTCATACAATAACAATATCCGAAAGCAATATGCAGGCATTGGATTTATCTACGATCCAGTAGCAGATGTATTTATTACACCTCAACCTTTTCCTTCATGGTTGCTAGACGCTAATCACGATTGGCAAGCGCCTATCGAAAAGCCAGAAGGATTTTATGCATGGGATGAGGATCTAGGAGATTGGGTAGCCTATGAAGCCCCTACTGTGTAAAGCTGGACAACAATTAAGAGAGCAGATCGATGATGCATTCCCCGGTCGTGATCGAACTTCGGACGGCTGGATCGGCGATACAAGACACGCTGCGCGCAAGTCTGATCATAATCCAGATGCACAGGGATGGGTTCGTGCCATCGACATTGACCGCGACCTTGCAGGCAAAGGCAGGAAGCCCGATGTCATGCCTGACTTGGTTGATCAGATTCGACTCCTTGCAAAGTCTGGCGATAAGAGAATCTCTTACATCATCTTTGACGGAAAGATCGCATCATCTAAAAAGGCTTGGGCTTGGCGTCCTTATGATGGGATCAATAAGCATAATCACCATGCGCATTTCAGCTTTACTATCAAGGGCGATGAAGACTCTACTTGGTTCAATATCCCGATGATAGGTGGTGAATAATGGAAGCAATTATCTATGCAACTCTTGGACTTATAGCGATCCCGGTCATCCGTACTGCGATCAAGTCCTACCGCGCTAAGAAGGCCGTTGCAGATATCGTCGTAGATGCCATCGAAGCCGCCGTAGATACCGTGGAGAAGAAGTGAACACAACTGACTTCATTACGCTTTACTTTGCAAGCCTAGCCGTTATTGGTGGGCTTGCAGGTTATGTCATCACTCATCTTCTGTCTGAAATTAAGAGACTAAACTCGCGTGTCGATGAGATTTATAACATCCTCTTAGAGCGATAATTTTTGACATGGCACGAAAGAAAGTCATCGATCTCGATACTTATTCACAGTTAGACGCATGGGCGATCAGCTTGCATGAGATGTATCGCGCATTACGCCGGGCAGGCTTCGCAGTTGATTTATGCCTAGCGATTATCTCTGATCGAGATGCTTACCCTGATTGGATACTGCCATCGATCCCCGACCGCGTGGATCGCCTACCCTATGAGGACGACGACGAGGATTAAATGAAGCGAATAGTCATAGTGAGCGACCTACAGGTTCCGTTCCACGATCGACACGCAGTCAAAAATCTAGCCAGTTTTATCAGTAAGTTTAAGCCGCACGAAGTAGTGACAATAGGTGATGAAATTGATTTCAACACAATTAGCAAGTGGTCAGAAGGAACGCCAGAGGCTTATGAACAGACTCTTGGAGATGATCGCGAAGAGGCTATTCAGGTACTTTACGATCTTCAGGTAACACAGATGATTCGCTCCAATCACACGGATCGTCTTTACACACAGATCATGCGCAAGATTCCATCATTCCTGTCATTGCCAGAGCTGCGCTTTGAGAAGTTTATGCGCCTGGATGAACTAGGCATCACCTTCCATCGCAAGCCGTATAACATCGCTCCTAGCTGGATTGCCGTTCATGGGGATCACACTCCCATTAAGTCTCAAGGTGGCTTATCAGCCCTAGAAGCAGCCCGTAGGCACGGCAAGAGCGTGATCTCAGGACATACTCACAGAGCAGGCAGATCGTCCTTCTCAGAGGCCTCTGGAGGCCGTATAGGGCGTGTTCTGCATGGCGTAGAGGTAGGAAACCTCATGGACTTCAGCAAGGCGTCTTATACAAAAGGATCGGCTAACTGGCAACAGGCTTTTGCCATCATGTACGTCGAAGGCAAGAACGTCCAGGTTGATCTGATCTACATCGAAAAGGATGGCACTTTCGTGGTCTCAGGCAAGCGCTATGGACGACCTAGATAACGAGCTTGATCGGGACATCGATGATCACATTGACACTTCAGAATCGTTACCGTTTCGTTATCTTAAATTGCTAAAATTCCCCCTTAGGGCGTGAGACAGTAGAGCCATCAGCGAAGGGCGTTGATAGAAAGGCTCCAACATGTTCGATCCATCATTAGGCGACTTGGTTGCAATGATTGTCTTATCCGCACTATATTTTCATCTAGGCCGTATTGTCGGCATCCGCGTGGGCTACATCAAAGGACGTAAAGCAGTCCGGGATTACTACGCGTCAAAAGAAAGGGTGAGAGTGTGAAAGCAAGTGAAGTCCTATTATCAGCTACTGACATCATTGGAGACCGAGGACGAATATATGGTCATCCTCGTATCAATCAGACTCGAATCGCACTACGACTCCAGCAAATGCTCGAAACTCCAATCTCAGACCATCAAGCATGTCTGGCGATGGTCGAAGTTAAACTTGCCAGACTACAAGAAACAGCAGATCACATTGACTCCTATATCGACGCGTGTGCTTACCTTGCACTAGCTTGCGAACTCATTACAGAAAAGGACGAGCAATATGTTTAATCTTGAAGATTACGAGACAGTAGAAGAACGATTAATTAAGTTTTGGAAGGAGCATCCAGATGGACAGATTCATACAAAGTTACTTGATTCAGCCAGTGGCCGTTTTATTGTTGAGGCTGCTATATATCGCACAGAGGCAGATGTTCGGCCTTGGACGACAGGGCTGGCAGAAGAGACTATTCAGGGACGCGGCGTCAATGCGACAAGCGCGCTGGAAAATTGTGAGACAAGTGCTATCGGTCGAGCGCTTGCTAACGCAGGATATGCAACAAAAGGAAAGCGAGCGTCACGAGAAGAAATGGGCAAAGTCGTTAAGTCGCAAGAAGTAAAGGCTACGATCGATGACGTAAAGGCTAAGATGGCCGAGACATCAGGTACTTACATTCCAGTAGTAAAGGAGGATGATCCATGGACTATCAACACAGCGACTATGCCGCCCACAATGGGGGAAGCCGTTGCGACGGTGAAAGAAATCATTGGAGGCCAGACCGAGAAGGACATTCCCCGGTGCCCACATGGCGACATGATCTGGAAGACGGGAACGACTAAGGCTGGTAAGCCGTGGGGTCACTTTAAGTGTCCTTATGCAGTAACTGGCGAACTCACTCGATGCCCATCACCAAATGATGTGATCTGGTATGAAATTGCCAAAGATGGATCATGGCAACGACAGAAGGCGAGAGTGTAATGGGACGTCTACAATTTATGAATCAAGATGGCGAATGGGAGTCATTCCCAACTGAGGATGAGATTCATCGATCGAAAGAAGTCATAGCAATTCTTGAGGAATTTACTTTCACTACCCGATGCTGCTTATGTAATGACGCAATTCCTTACAAAGACATCCGAGTGAATCTGGCTAATAAGAGCTGGTCATGTTCTAAGTGTCACGCGGTCAATGGCCTCACAAAGCCGTAAATACCGGGGATTCTCTACCGAGCGTGTTGTCGCCCGTTACCTATCGGAGTGGTGGCCACATGCAGATATCGGTAGAGGGGCTGGAAAAGATATAACACATGTCCCGTTCGACATGGAAGTTAAAGCTAGATCGGCGTTCCAGCCAAAGGCATGGATCGATCAGGTCACAAAGAGGGCAGCTAAAACTGGTGGGTTGCCCATCGTTACTTGTCGTCTTAACGGACAGGGAGAAGGTAGTCCCCAAGACTATCTGGCCTTTATGCGACTTGGTGATCTGGTCGGTCTATTGCTCAAAGCAGGTTACGGGGATTTCAGCAATGATCTTGCTAAACTAGAGCCTATGAGATGCAAGATGTGTGGCGCATGGGCGTTCACCGAGACATGCAGAACGTGTGAGAGTGATCCAGATGCCAACTTATGAGTTTGAGTGCGATAACGAGCATTGTGAAAGTAATGCCAGGATCGAGAAGTGGATGTCAATCCATGAGCCGCATGATCTGGAATGCCCGTTCTGTCATAGCTCGATGAGTAAAGTTTACTCAAGTGTAGGAGTGGCATTCAAGGGTGCAGGATTCTATTCAACCGACAATCGCTAAGGCGACACGCCTCTGAACAGGACTTTTACTTATGAACTTGACACGCATGGTACGCTCTCTGGCTAGAGCCCATCAAGGGCTCACCGCAGGCCGTTCACGGCAAGCCTGCGGGGTAGCCATCGCTATTGGGATAGCTCTATCTATGGCCTTGCCCTTAGATGCACAGGCGAGTAACCAAGCAATTCGATACGTCAAAGATTTAGCAAAGTATCAATTAACGGATAAGCAAGAAGCTTGTCATCATGAGATCATCTATAGAGAATCAAGATGGGATTATCGAGCAGTAGGCAACATAGGCGGCAAGAAGCAAGCCTATGGCTTATATCAGATGAAGGTTGAGAGCTTGAAGAATGGCTCAACAGTTAAACAGTTCTGGATGTATTGGACTTATGTGATGCATCGTTATGGAGTAACACAGTATGATGAGCCTGATTATTGCAAGGCACTACATCATCTAAAGACTAAGGGATGGCAATGAGTACAAAGCGCGGCGATCCCAGAGGGACTAGAGCGTATAAGGCGAGGCGCTTAGAGGTACTGCAACGCGATCAATGGACTTGCTTCTATTGTCAGATGCCAGCAACTACAGTCGATCACGTCATTCCCATAAAGTCCGGGGGCGATCCCATCGCATACGATAACCTTGTCTCATGTTGTACTAGGTGCAATAGCAGCAAGGGAAGCCGATCAGAGGGCGTTTTTTTAGCACGACAGGCCAC